GTCGAGGAGACGGTCAAGGAGATGCTCCCGATCAATCAGATTCTTAAGACCTACCTGAACAAGAATGCCGTGGATGTGATGAACGGTGAACCCATTGAGCCCGAGCCCGAGCCCGAGATGGATCCAGAGTCTGACATGTTCCCCGGAAGCAGCGAGCTGCCCGTGGAGGAGGAGCCTGAAGAATCGTTCGGGGAACCTGGAATGCCAGAAGAGCCCATGGAATCCTCCGCTCCGGAGACAGAGGAACCCATGGAAATGCCTCAGGAGCAAGAGACCAAGAGTTTCACGTTCAACGACAAGATTATGAAGAGGGCACCCATACCACCGATGGACGAAGAAGAGGACTTTTCCATCAACCCCAGTGCGAACCGTTAAACATACTAAAATCTGCTTTATTTAATAATGATCAGTGATTCGCTTAAAAATCCTTTGGTCGCGGCGTTGGTCGGTGCGGTCATCACAATGGGCTATATCCAGTTGGTGGCCCGCCTTAATCGCGAGGCGCCTCCCAGAAATGCCGATATGATAAAGCCCGCAATTCTAAATGCCATCTTGGTGGGTTTGATCGTCTATCTCGGAATCTCTCAGCGCGAGGAGATCTATGAGACTCCCTTTCCTGAGGTTAGTCGCGGTATGTAGTTAAAGATTTTAGTCTAGTCAAATAATACTATGGCCAGCGTAGATACATTCAACGAGCTTCTTTTACAGTTTGTGGATGAGCTGGCTCACACGTTCCCAGAGAACACCATTGTGAAGACCTACAGGAATACGGTCAGCATGCTGATCAAGAAGGATCCTGGTGTCTGCCTGGAAACGTTTATGAAGAATGTGAAACCCCACGAGGATCTCATTCGCAATCAGGATGAGCGCATCTTCGAGGAACTTTCACGTAGCTATGGAATTTTGAAGACCTTGGACCTCGAGTCTATGTGGAAGTCCGAGCTTTCAGACAACAGCCGGTCGGCCATCTGGCAGTACGTCCAGGGGCTCTACGTCCTCGGAAACAATGTCGGCGATGAGGAGATTCGGGCGTCCCGCCAAACCAATATGGATTTTTCACCAGAGAAGATCAATAAGTTGTTTGCACCCCAGGGGCCGAGTGGCGAAGACAACCCACTGGCCGGTCTTCTCGGAAATCTGATGAAGCCCGAAATCATGGAGGAAATGACGACCAAAGTTGAAGAGCAGTTTGGCGATGGTCAGGGTGGGTTGGATGAGAATAAGATCATGAGTGCCCTCGGACCGCTGATGGGAAATCTGACCAAGATGCTTGAAAAAAATAACTAGTCAATAAATAAGAATGGAACAACCGTGGTTTAGAAATCCATCGCACTTGTTTGCCAAGAACAAGGTGCTGATTTTTTGGCCTCTGGCTAAACAGAATCCCGTGGAGAGGCTCAACGCCGCCACCCGATTCATTCTCTACACCATGGCGATCCTTTATGTGATTAACCGTGACATCAGGGTCATTTATCTGGGTCTCACAGTTATTATGGTGATGGCGTCGATGTTACTGGCTGGTGGCATCAAGGAAGCTATGCGACCCGCTTCGTTCGAGGAGGAGGGAGTTAGGTTCAACGCGACCACTCCAGGAAAGGCATGCGAGCAGCCGACAAAGGAAAATCCATTGGCCAACGTGCTTCTCTCGGATTATACGGACAATCCGAAGCGCCCGGCGGCGTGCTACTACCCGACCGTCAAGGACAAGGTCAAGGCATTCTTGAATGAGGGCACACCCACCGATCAGGCCGATGTCTATTCGAGTCGAAATCAGGCGTTCCGTGCCTTTTACAGCATGCCGTCCACGACCATCCCCAACGATCAAGGAGCATTCGCTCGGGCAGCCTATGGACCGGTGGTGAACAAGGTCTGCAGGGACGATGGAAGTGCCTGCTACCCCAACGACGCATCCATGTTCGGACAGTCCAGGATGCCAGAACTTCAGCAACTCAGAGGCACTTTCGGTGGCACCACTAGTTAAAATCTCTGGTGATAGTAATATGGCTTATCAGCTCAACACATCAAAGGTTCTTTTGGACGCCGAGAGTCTGCCAGTGGATTGCGCCTACGATCATGTGATCGCGCCTCCCGTTGTCAGCAACCTCAACTATGCAGGTTCGGGTCGGGCTTCGACACCCATCTACGGTACTTCACCCTACATGGCGGGCAAGGGGGCTCCAGGAAATTTGATTCTGGTCGAGGACATGCTTCGCCCTCAGTCTACCACCTTCTTCAAGAAGGGTTATCAGGGTCGCGAGTATGACTTTCCCTCCAAGGACATGTCGTGCTCTGTGCCGCTCCGGACCCGGTCTTGGGATCCGTCAAGCAGTCGGGCCGATGTCCAGAACGTTCTTTTTGAGCGTAGATACAAGTGATTTTTAAAATCTACTCTAGTTTTAATATGGACCCATTGAGTCTTGTGGCCTTGTTAGGGATTGCTGTGGCAGGTCGTCAAATTGCCAGCAGTGACCGCAAAGAAGGTTTTACTTCAGCACCCGTTCCGAACCGAGAGACGCAGCAGTTGCCCTATTTTGGTAGGAACATCAATACTCCTGGTCAGGATTTGACCCTTGTGACCGATATTCTATCTGGACCCTATGTTGACACATCAAAACAGAAAAAAGAAATCGTCGCGACCCTTCAGGACACATCTCCCAATGTTCAGTTCCCGTTTGGTCAGCCCGTCTACAACCTTTATGATCGTCAGAACGTCTCTAGTCGCATGAACAATCTGTCGTCCGCCGAGCGTAGGTTCGTGGGTCCAGGCATTGGCGTCCCGGCAAACGTTCCCTCGTACGGTGGATATCAGCAACAATTCCGTGTGATGCCCAATAACGTCGGCGCGTACAAGCTCACCACACTCCCGGGTAGGTCAGGTCCCGCCAAGGACTTTGTTAACCGAGGGACCGAACGTCTTACCGTTACCCAGAACCGTCCTCAGAAGAGTTATCAGCTTTTGGGAGGCGAAGACAGACGTCCCTTGGAACGGGGTCGCGCGCAGGGACAAGGCGGTATGCTCACCGGTCAGCGTGAACGCGAACGTTACGTGAAGACCCAGCGTCCCACAATCCGTTCGGAGACCTCGACCCGCATGGACGGTCTTGAGTTCGGCGCGGCTAAGAAGTTCGTTTCCGCCGGAACGCTTCAGGAGGCTCCGACCCGCAACAAGGCGAACTTCCAGTCGCGCATCAACGACGTGGCGGCTCCGGGCATTCACTCGTTCGAGGGAGCCTATCAGAACACACAGAATACCATCCTGCTACGTCCCGCCGACCGCGGAAACAAGGGTTATACACCTCCGGGTGGTCGCATGAACGTCCGTGGTTCGGCCACTCAGGCTCAGGGTGCCACTACACACACTCGCGATAGCGCTTCAACCGTCATCGAGGGCGGTGCCGGGAATCAATATCTCGGTCAGAACTACGATATCACTTGGAAACAGAATAACAATGCCTACAAGGGAAATGCAGATTTCAGAACAAACAACCTGGGCCTCGCAGTCAAACAGCTGGATAACAATCCGTTCGCTCTTTCGCTGGCTCAGCACTAAAAAAGTTCAGGAGTCCACTCCGGCCAAATTTTATCCATATCTTCCTTCTCAATACGCCTATTTGGTCTTATTTTATATAATTCTTTCATTTGTTGTAGTTCAGGATCTTCCGGTCTCTTAACAAAACAAGCCTTGTAACGATATCCATCCTCTTTCTTAAATGTCAAAGGAGATAAATAATAGTAAGCGATTGTTTTTCTGTATACATCTTCCGGACACATAATACTCTCAGGTAAACCATGCCAAGAAATTTCATTAGTTTGAAATATAATTGCGCTATTGAATACCACCGGAGAAGATATCTCACATTTCTTACAATCGGCCGACCAAAGTTGAGTATCTCCTTTCCATTCCGGTTTCCAATTTTCAGAAAGATATAATATAATGTTAAGTTGACGTTGCTTATCTTTTAGGTACATATGACGCTCATAATCAAGATGAAGACCAAGGCGTCCATAACGCGGATGGACATGAAGTCCGGCGCCATGTATATAAGGATCAATTTCAAGATCCAATCCAGTAATATATCTAAATAGACCTGTAATGTATTTACTACTTAAAAAGTAAACCAAATCTTTTTGATGAACTGAAAATGTTTCCAATTTGTCATTTGCATATTTAACTTCGATTGGATTATTGTATTTGTGCCACGAGGGGTTCTCCAAAAAATTGTCCGGATAGTTTTCTGCACATTTTCTTGCGAAATCTATATTTAAGAAATTATCAATAATAATATGTTTTACAGGTTTTGAATTGGAAAATTTTTCCTTGAGTTCGTCAACGGAATCAATCCATGCACCAAAATGTGATTTTATCTTGTGGTCTTGAATATTATTTATTAAATCAAGTTCTTCAGGTAAAAGTTTGATTTCAGGCAACATTTAAGTTAATATAATCTTAATTATTTAACTAAACATCATAGATCCTACATTCTAGAGCATGGGGCTCTTCCTTGCAGAACATCTCCATGGCATCCAGTTTGTTCTCTTGTTCACGAACCCGTTGATCGTGAAGACGAGAATAAAGCTCTTCATGTTCCATCCAGTCGTGTACATGTTTGTGTGGATTTTCAATCATCCGTTTGGTGGGTCTTTTCAGTTCGGTGCGCTTTTTGAACATGTACGTAGGCACGTTCCTGAACAAGCAACTGTAGTAGAGCATATTTAAAATTAAAAGTCATTATATTTTTAAGTATGAGACACGAGACGATCGCCATGGAAGTTTCGCCCTTGGAGTTCGAGGGCATCAGGACCATAGACTTCGACGCCCAGGTGGATGATGATGACAAGGTGGTGATCGTCACGATGTCCAGATACTTCATTGGGGACCTCCATGACGAATGTGTCAAGAAGACTGAGAAGATTTTCAAAGGATACAGGGTTAAAACTAACGTGAGAATGTAATTCAATATGATTGAGACAACTACGATTGAGGTACCAGTGAACCCCTTTCACTTTGATGGGATGCGAAGTATTGGAATACCCATCAAGGTGGACCACAAGGAACAGATGATCTACGTGGATTTCATGTCAAACCAGGGAACTCAAATTATGGAAAATTTCCTTGATGAGGTCAGGCACAAGTTTTCGGGATACGAGATCAGGGTAGCCAGGCTTGACCAGTGAGCACCGCCTTGGCATACTTGGTGGCGATCATCGAGTGAATCATCGGCCAGTCCATGACGTTGCTGGCGGTGATCGATAGACCAAATGGATTGGAGTTTACGTACTTGACAAACTCCTTACCGTTCTTTTGTGAGTCGGGTGAAGTGTAATACTCCATCTTCTCAAAAGAGCCCTTGAGCCACTGAACATGCTTTTCGTTTTGAGGATCAAACTGGTCCATCGTTAGTATCTGAAAAGGTTTTTATATCTTTAATTAGTAGGAAATGAGTTCCATAGACAACAACCTTGGCGGTGGAGGTGGAAGTGCCTCTGCTTCAGGAAAGAAGGGAGCCATTCAGTTGAGCGACGGGAACTTCAATTTGACATCGAACAAGGAACTAAACTCTGACCCCAAGACCGGAACCATCACGACAACGGGCTTGACCACCACTGGTACTGTCTTTGCTGCCACTGTTTCAGCAACAAGTTTAATTGTAGATACACTTACCGAAAGTTTAACGGTGGTGGGTGATGCGTCTATCACCGGAAATGCCACAGTGGACGGCACTATCAGCACCGCCAAAGTGGATATTAGCCAAACACTCACCACTGCATGGGCATCCGTTTCTGGTACCTTGACGGCAACGTCTATCACTGGGACATCTGCTAACATCGCTGGAGAAATCAAGGCAGGCACCTTGAGTTCCACCGGAAATATTGTGGCAACTGGTTCACTTTCAGGAGCATCGTTATCCATAACAGGAGACGCTATAGTTGATAGCAATCTCCAAGTCGGAAATACTATAACCGTTGGCGAAGATGTGATTGTTACCATAAAGGAGATATCAGCAGGAACTAATCATACCGCTTTGGTAGACACAGATGGTGTATTATGGGGCACTGGTGACACTGCATATCTTGGTGTAGGTTCACAAACCACATATACTTCCTTTACTCAGATTCCAACAACTAAATCCGTTGCGAATGTCGCATGTGGCGCAAGTCATACTATGATTATAGACGTCGATGGAACTGTTTCAGGGACTGGTCTGAATAATGCTGGACAACTTGGGGATGGGACACACTTAGGTACTATCTTGACATTCACCTCGAATACAACACCAGTCACGGCATCTCAAATTGCATGCGGTGGAAGTCATACTATGATTATAGACACAAACGGAATAGTTTTTGGAGTGGGTGCGGGTCAATATGGACAACTTGGGAACGAAGGTACGGGTAATTACGTATTCACTTCTAACGCAACACCCGTGACGGCATCTCAAATTTCATGTGGAACAAACCACACTATGATTTTAGGAACGAATGGAACGGTTTCTGGAACCGGGCATAATAATGAGGGACAACTTGGGCTTGGGACGTCTGGAGGTCAAACGTATACATTCAGGTCGACGGGCGTGACAGCATCTCAAATTGTGTGTGGACCAAATAGGTCGTTTGTCATATACGCAAACGGAAATCTTGCCGGAACTGGGTTTAATAACCTTGGCGTTCTTGGTCTTGGATATTTTGGTAATAAAAATACATTCACTTCGGCAGTGCCTCCCGTTACAGCATCTAAAGTTGCCGCCGGGATCAGTCATACAATAATCATAGACAACAACGGAACGGTTAGTGGAGTTGGACTTAATACCAGTGGTCAACTTGGTATTCCTAGTGTTAGTGTTTACACATTAACATTTACCCCAAGCACAGGGCCCGTGACGGCATCTCAAATTGCATGTGGAGATTACACCACTATGATTGTAGGAACGAACGGAACGGTTTCTGGAACTGGGGCTAATACCAGCGGACAACTTGGAATTGGGTCATTGGCGAATTCAACGTCCTTCACAGACACGAATATTTCTCCTTATTATTCATCACAAGCTACAGAAATATACAGCTCTAACAATGAATTGAATCTTGGTTTTACGAACAAATATATGACAATAGATCAATCTGGTAATGTAAATGTTGAAGGTTCACTTGGCGTTGGGACCACAGATACCGCCGAGTACAAGTTCCTGGTGAATGACGGGACAAGCAATTTATTTGGCGTGCCTCTAAGCGCATCAGGACTCGCCACCGGAAAGACCATTGTCTACGACGGAAGTGGGTGGGTCTACGACAATGCAGGACCAGCCGACGGGACCCAGACAGGTGAAATTCTCACATGGAATGGTTCCGAATGGTCTGCGAACAGTGCCGTGGTGGTAGAAGGTACCAATGTTGGTATCGGATCCACGCAGCCCACACAGAAATTGGATGTCATCGGAAATGTAAAGGCCACAGACTTCATTGGTTCGGGTGACGCTTTGTCCGACCTAAATGCGTCCAATGTTACTTCAGGAACACTCAGCAATAACAGACTTCCGCAGAAAATTTCAGTGTCCAATTTGGAGGCGACGGCCAACTTGGTGGTTGGTGGACCTGCAGACATCACCGGAACCTTGAGTTCCGCAGGTATTACATCATCTGGAGATATCACAGTCACCGGGAATAATACGCTTTCTGCATCCAACCTTAGGACGTCTAATCTTTTTGTCACCGGACCCGCAGACATCACTGGAACTTTGAGTGCCGCAGG